ATGCACACATATGACGCCGACGACCCCCGTGTGAGTCATACGGGGGTAATACCAGACGATGCCGTTTCCGCATTTTCTGCCGAACTGGTGATTGAGGGTTTTGATAATTCCGGATTTCATCTGCGCATCGGGGATTCATATTATTGTGCAAAAAATTTTGATGATCTGATCGCTGTTTGTGTCGATTTTTTTGGGGGTGATAATAATGGCAGTTATCGTTGACACGGTCTCGTTCACGTTCCAAATGTCCGCGCTCAGGGATTTGGCCGACTATTATTATCCTCGGCCCGTTGGATTCGGCCCGTGGCCGGTTCTACCAGAATCTGGAGATACAAATCAGTTTCAGGATTTGTGTTGCGCTGCTCTGGAGGATCGTGCTCGGTTTTTGTTCAGCGATTATTTCGGGATGGCGTTATCGCCTGCTACTGGTAGGGGGCGGCTGGGCTATTACGATCACTGTCGAATTACTGACCTGTCCGGGGCTGTCGAATTCGGCTATCTGGCGTTTGGTGGCAATCGGGACACGGTTCATTGCTATCTGAATGGTCACGCCTGTAAAGAATTTTTTGAGAGAAAACAACCAGTTGAATTGCATCATTTTTTGACTGAGATTCTGGGTGTCTCTCGACTGAATCGCCTCGATCTCGCCTACGACGATTATTCTGGTGTAACCGGTTTTGACTCGGTTATCGCCGCATATGACCGTGATGCGTTTTATTGTGGAAAGGGCCCGAGACCTAAGATCACCACTATTCAAAGTCGATCAGGGAAAACCGATTTAGGATCAACAATATACGTTGGTTCTCGTCAGTCTCAGGTTTACTGGCGATCCTACGACAAAAATGCCGAGCAGGGAATAGTTAACCCCGTAACGCCGTGGTGGCGACACGAGGCAGAGCTAAAAAAAGTTAGCGTTGATTTATTATTAGATATTTCAGCGGCTTATGCTGGATGCAACGATTATGCTCGAACACTGGCTGATTCTGAGCCTGTTCGTGTCCGCACAAAAATTGAAAAAACTGCGTCAACTCTGGATTCTCAGATCCGTTGGGGGCGCCGCCTGATTGGCAGAACTCTGCGCTCTCTAATTGATATGTTTGACGCGCCCACGGCTCTGGCGCTACTAACTGCCGGGGAACGTGGTCGCCTGCACCTGACGCCCGGCGATATCTCGGTTTATCGAACGGCATTGCAAATTTGATTAACTAAATGAGGTAAGAAAAAAATGTCTATTTTAATTCGTGGAAAATTTCTCGGTGCTCGCAATCGCGAATACACTAATTCGCAGGGCAGTTTCTCGTTCTATGAGATCGGGGTTGAAAATTCCCGCCCTGACGGGTGGGGCGGCTCACAGTCAGTTCAGACAGTTATCCAGGTACCAAAAAAGCTGGTTGATTCTGGGATTCTGAATAGGATTGCCTCATTACAGGGAAAAAGCGTGGAGATCCCAATTTGGGCTGATGCCTATGTCGGTAAAAATGGCGCGGCGATAAAATATTTTTTGGAGAGCGATCAAATCACAGAAATTAAATAGGACTATGATCATGGATCCAGCAATATCATTTCTGTGTAAAGTTTTTCTGGCTGTGTTTGCTGTGGCTGCGGTGATAAAATATTATCTGTTGCCGGTGATTTCATGAAAATTATTTTTGATGAGATGGATCTGCGTTCATTAGAGGTGATAGAAATTGCTCGGCAATTACTGTCATTTTTTGATCGTTGTGACAACTGTGATTGTGAGGGTTGCCCTGAATGTAATTTTTTGGGCGTTGTTCAGGTTAGAAATGCCGATGGCACGGAGTTTGGTTGAGTGAGAATCAATAATATTATTGCGTTGAATGCGCTGATGTGCCTAGCAATTACACTATGTATGATTTATAGGGCTCCTATTGAATCTGATCTGCCGTTATTTTTGCTATTAATGTTCTGTGCAGCTCTAATTACTGGGGTGAATTTATTCCTGTCTGGTTATAACCCACTCACTCTAAATCGCAGAGCTAAAAAATGATTGATTACTCTGAATTTTTGCCATTTTATTTTTTTGCGCTGTCCAGTGTTCTGGGTTTGTGGCTGGCGGCGCATTCAATCGGCGTGATTCTGCGCCTCGCGCGATTCGGCTAAAAAAACCGAATTATATTTTTAATATCTATGGAGTTATACAAATGAGAAAACTTTTTTCACTGTCCGTTCTGTCTACCGCCATTCTGGCCCCGGCCGCGAGTTTTGCCGCCGAGGGTGATCTCGATCTCTCCAGTCTGACGGATTCATTCTCTGTCGCGCTAGTGATTACGGGTGTGTTGGCTATTGCAGCGGTTTTGCTGGGCCTGTACGCCGCCATGCGCGGTGCCAAAATCGTTCTGGCGCTGGTTCGTGGCGGCTAAAAATAAATATTTCAGGAGGGGTTATTCCCCTCCTTGTTATTGAGGTGATTATGGGCTGGGAAATGCTTTTTTTCATCTGGGGTCTGGTCTCGGCGTGGGCGATAATCGTTGGACTGAGAGGATTATGAAAAAAATTGTTTTGGGTTTGGGTTTGGGTCTTTTTTTTATAATCCTGCCAACAATTAGTTATGCATTTTTGCCATTGTTAATCGCCGGTGCGGATTATGCTGGCGCTGCTGCTCTACGTACTGCGATTTCTCGGGGCGCGGCCCAACTCGCTGTTAGTGCTGCTGAGAGGCAGGTTCTGGAGAATGCAACAAAAACCGCGTTAAATCAGTCAGTTAAGCGCTTGATTGCAATGTCGCCAAACCCTACCAAATTTCAGCTCGCCACTGGTGCAATAACCTGGGCAGGCCTCGGTTCTGCTCTGCTCGATCTGGGCGATGAAATTTTTGGTGTTGATCAGAGTGCGGGTGTGTCCTCCGGGGATTCTGCTGATAACGGTCGAAAATTCTATGTCGGTGCCGGTTCGGGCGGGACGAGGCCATATTTTTCAGGTGATTATCCAGAAAATTTGATTTATTCGGCGTATCGGTATCAGTCCTCTAACGGGCTTCTGCCCTGTAATAGCGCCAGTGGCTGCACGTATTCTGCCGGTTTCTCTGTTCTGAGTTCCAGCACTGGTTCGAGCGGCTCAACGACTTATCAGATTCAATATCAGAATTCTTATTCGACCAGCTCGGGTTCTATAGTCACGGTAGACCGAACGGCGAGCTACACAGTGCTACCTAACGCTAGTTACGATTCGTCTATCACGCCGCAATCAGCCGATATCACGGCTGAACAGGAGGAGACGGCCAAAAATACCCCGCTGAATCCTCAACGGCTGGCCGATGTGGCCAATGCGCTGCTATTGGACGCGGCTAGTCAGTCCGATTATGCGGGTATTCCAATCTCCAGTTCCAATCCGCTCGTAACAGCTTCAGATTTCACTGATGCACTGACTGCTGTAGGGCGAACAGAGCCCACTAACGCCGAGTGGACTACTCCATGGGAGGATCTGGAAACAACTAGCGATACTGATACTGGTACAGATACAGGGACAGGGGGAGGGACTGATTCGGGGTCAGGCAGTGAGACTGCTACTGAACCAACGCTCGATAGTCCTCCTGACGGAAAAACTATTTTGTCGCCTCTGCTAAATATATTCCCAGCCGATTGGGGTAATTTTTCGGTTGGTTCACGTGATGCAGTCTGTCCTGTCGGTGAGTTCGAGATATGGGATAAAAATTTCGTTATCGATTCTCATTGCGGGTTGATTGAACAGAATCGCGAACTGATAAAAATAATTTTTTTAATTGTCTGGGCCTTTTCGGCATTTCGTCGGGTAATGTCCGCATGATAGGGGTTGATTGATATGCTGGCTGCAATCTATGCCGCGCTCGGCTTCCTGCTCCGTTCCGTGGTTATAAAATTTGTTTTTTTGTTTGGGCTTTTTTATATCGTTCAGGAATTCACACCTGTTTTGATCGATTTAATTGATGTTAGCCCGTTACCTGTGGCTGAATTGTTCGCGCAATTACCTGATTCTGTCTGGTTTTGGCTGAATTTGTTTCAGGTTCCTGCGGGCATTTCGATGATGGTCGCTGCAATTGTTACCAGATTTATAATTCGTCGAATTCCGGTTATTGGATAGCGGGGAGGTTATGGCGATTTCTGCATATGTCGGCGTTCCGGGAAGTGGTAAAAGTTTTGAGGTTGTCCGCAGTGTAATAATTCCTGCCGTTGCTCAGGGGCGTAGGGTTGTATCTAATATATATGGCCTTAATGCTGAAAAAATTTATAGTTATGTTCGCGATAATTATAAAAATGCTGAGATTGGCGAGGTTTTGTTTGTTACAAATGAGCAGGTTCAGGACGAAAATTTTTTCCCCTATAAAAATTCAGATTCAGACGGGGTAAAGACCTATTGCCAGCCGGGGGATTTGATTTGTGTCGATGAGGCATGGCGTATCTGGGCCTCGGACTCTAAAATGCCTAAAAACCATAAATCATTTTTGGCAGAACATCGTCATTTTGTTCATCCTGAAACTGGTGTGACCTGCGATTTGGTTGTTGCGAATCAGTCAATTACTAATCTGCCTCGATTCATTCGAGACAGAATAGAAATAACGTTCAAAATGACTAAATTAAAATCTCTCGGCCTCAACTCCAGTTATCGCGTTGAAATATATTCAGGTGCAAAACTGATTAAATCGGAGTTAACCAGCAAACGAAATTACAATTTTGATAAAAAAATATTTCCACTTTATCAGTCCTATGATGGTAACGGTCAGGAAAAAACAGTTGATAAGCGGCAGAGTATTTTTTCTTCCGGCCTTCTCTGGTTAGGCATTATTTTTTTTATGGTTGTTGGTCTCTCGGGAGTTTGGTTTTTATGGGGGTTTTTTCATGGTGATGGGTTGGGGAAAAATGTTAATGACAAAACGGATTCAGCAGCGTTGACAGTTAATGGTGCTGTTCAGGCTAGAACTAATTCGAATTCTGTTCAGGTATCTGTGTCGCGGCCAGCGGTTTCCAGACAGTGGCGTGTTATCGGTGTTATCAGGGATAAGGCGGGGCGTTTTGTTGTTCTGTCTGGTGCTGATGGGCGTCAGCGTGTCGAGCCAGCGGCGGGATTTATTATTAACGGTGCTGTAATCAGTGGCGTTTTAGATGGTGAGGTTGTTACGACATGGTCAGGTTCAGGGGTGCAAAAATGAAAAAAACTGTTTTGCTTTCGTCAATGCTGCTGTTTCCATTTTTTGCTAATGCAACTGGTTCAGGGGTGGATTTCGAACTCAAATCGACACCAGTGCCTGATGCTCTGAGCGTTTTTTATACTCAAATTCTGAAAAAGCCTTTTCGTTTGTCTCCCGATGTCGTGGCAATGACTAACAAAAATATTTCTTTTCACCTGATGCCGGAGCAGGACGCTAGAAAATTTTTTATTGATTACATGGCTGATATCGGCGTTCAATCTAAAACAAAAAATGGTGTCGATTTCTACTATGTGCCCTCTCAATCAGCAGAAAAAACAGTTTTGCCCAAATTCAGTTACACCTATAGACCCCTGTATCGGTCTGTCGATTATCTGGCATCACAGATGAAATCATTAGCCAGTGACGGTGGTCAGTTCTCTGGAGGTGGTGAGAAAACGGCTGCTGACATGTTGGTTTTTTACGGTACAAAATCTGAGATTAGACGTGTTTCTGAGGCGCTGCCATTGGTAGATATTCCGGCTGATGAAGTTTTGGTATCCGGTTATGTCTATGAGGTACAGAGCACGTCGAAAACGGGTTCAGGTCTGCAACTCGCTGTTAATTTGTTGAATTCAAAACTGAATTTACAAATTGGTGGCAGTTCAGCAAGAGGGTATGATAATTTTCTGAGAATCGGCACAGGATCACTAAGTGCGCTGGTTGAGCTGTTTAACACAGATTCGCGTTTTACGACTGTTTCTGCCCCTACATTGCGGGCGCGTTCAGGTTCGCAGGCTGAATTTTCAGTTGGTAGTTCAACGCCAACGCTGGGGACTGTCAGTTATCAGGGGCAGTCAGCTGTTCAGTCTGTGAACTATAAAGACAGCGGAATAATTTTTAAAATTTTGCCGGAGGTTCGTTTTAGTGTGATTGACCTGAATTTGTCTCAGGAGTTATCCAATTTCACCACTACTGATAATGGCGTTAATGAGAGTCCGACGCTGATTAAACGGGCAATTTCTACTGATATCTCATTGAAAGATGGGGATATTATTCTGATTGGTGGTCTGGCCGATAACAAAAATACTGATACTAAAACGGGATTTTCGTTGTTTCCGTTTCTGACCAGCAAGGGTGGCGATTCAACAAGAACCGATATCGTTATTGTTTTACAGGTACGAAAAATCCGGTGACGCGCTCACCGCAGCGCGGGCGAGGAGGGCGCGTCACCGGATTTGGAGAACCGTATAATAATTTACGGCTCTGTTTATTGCCTGTGTGTCTCAACCAGAACATTATAGATAAAACGCCGGTCAGTGCCAGAATTCATTCTGGTGCTGTCCGGGGTTGGCCGAGCGTAGCGCTGGCAAAACATTTTTATGAGGGAACTAGGCAGTGCAGCAATTTTCAAAAGTCGAGGTTTATTCTCTGTCCGCTAAAATCTGCGATCGTTGCGGGCGTCGGGCTGAACTGGCAACCTCTGAATTTCAGGAGTTTCTGTCTGTAGACCGCGTTGCAGGTTATGGATCGCTTTTCGGTGACGGAGAGTGTCTGAGGCTGGATTTGTGTCAGTATTGCACCAAAACACTTTTGGGAGCGTGGATTCAATCAGGCAAAATTGCCTGATTGGGTGAACGACCCTGAGTTAGACGGGCTCAGGAAAACGAGTTCATTTTGCGGTAGTTTGCCGCAATCAGGTTATGAGCCGTCGCGCTACCGCAAAAATTCTACGTCCCATGTCATCGCAGTTCGGAACCGCTCAGCATAAATCGTTCACAAATCCATTATAGTGTGGCGTTGCAAGGAGAAAAAGTGTTTTGCTGTGTCGGTCGACTTTTGTCTAGCCAATGTTGAAATGTCGTGCTGAAAACAAAGCTGACCTGACGTCAGTGGAGAGTCTGGACAATGCCTTTTTAAGGTTGAGTCAGGCTTTGGAGGAAGAACGTGGTTGCCAGGTTTTCTCGGCTATCATCAGTTTACGTACGGTCTCTTTTGAAATCCGGACACCGTATTCTGTGGTCAGAATTCGCCAGATGGCTGACGGATTCATACCCCGGCCGCGTGAGCGAATAAGCTGCAGTGCCTGATCTCTGATGGTGGTGTTTAACTGATGATTGCCGGGCTTTCCACGGCGCCGGCTGACCAGACCGGCTGGCCCCAGCTCGCGATAGCGCTTAATCAGGCGGGAGCACTGACGACGGGTGAGCTCCATGGACTCTGCCACTTCTGCCAGCGTGATTTCCCGCGCCATATAGGCTTCAATCAAATCCAGGCGTAGCGCTTCGTGAAGTGTCAGGAGCACTGGTTTGTTGTCGTCCATTTTTCTCTCATCTGTCGGCCATATCAGATCCACAGGTGAGGGAAGGGCTCATCGCTTCAGGCTGGGGATAAAATCCTGCGGACTGGCCAGCACCGGGTTGATCGCCCTGAGCTCTTCCAGTGCACGCTCCTGAGCGCGCCTGCGGGGCATTTTTGTACTGCGCATTCGCTTTCCTTCAGCCTCCAGCTCGTCCTGTTTCTGCTGTGCCAGCCTCAGAACGGCACCCAGTCGTTTGTTATCAACAACCGCCCCCTGATCAACGCAGGTCAGTTTATCGAAAATCTTATAACCCAGTGGCCGGTGCTGATGCCGGAAAGTAATGCTTCCGTCAGGGTAATCATAAACGGTAATTTTTTCACCTGCTATGCGCGTATTTTGTTCGGTGGGTTCAATGATATACATGACTTTATCATACTGAAAAGTCAGTGCTTTCGATAAGGTCCGTAGCTCCTGCCAGGCGAAGATATCATTCAGCTCCAGTGGACTCTGTGTGACCGCACGGTGCAGATCTTTAGGGTATTTTGCCGGCCGGGAGAAACGACGGTTAAAATCAGACATGAAATGTTCAATCCACTGATTGGCTTCAGCAACCGAGCTGATGTTCTGCAGGCGCATCTCTTTAATCAGTCGATCCTGGAGCGTTTTATTTACCCGTTCCACGCGACCTTTTGCCTGGCTGCTGTTGGCACAAATCAATTCGATCGCCAGTTCCCGGAGAGCCCGTCCGAACTGGGTTGTGCCGGTACGTCGGCTCTCGGGTCCGCTGACCCTGAACACCGCATGCTTGTCGCTGTAAAATGCGACAGGTTTACCATGTTTATCAATGTATTGCCGGGTAGCCATCATGTAGTCAAACGCGTTTTCTGAATCACAGAATCGCAGGTGCATCAGGCGACCTGTGGCGTCATCCATGAAGACCAGAAGACAGCATTTTGGGGCTCTTCCTTCGAACCAGTCATGGTGAGAGCCATCGATCTGAACCAGTTCGCCGAAACAGTCGCGACGATAGCGCGGCTGGTAAACCCGGGTTCGCCGGCGGGAATGAGGACGCCAGAGACCGTCGGCTGTCATCCAGTTACGGATGGTTTCAACGGAGAGATATATATGATGGCGTTCAGCCAGTTTTTCGGTTGCGAGCGTTGGGCCAAAATCTGAATAGTGGCACCGGATCAAATCCAGGGCTTTACAGCGTGTTTCTTCATCGATCCGGTTGTTTGCAGGACGTCCACGGCGGGAAGATGCAAATGCGGTTGCGCCATCTGTCCGGTACAGACGCACAAGACGCTGCACCTGACGAACACTGAGCTTAAGTATGTCTGCTGCGTCGCGCTGAAGCAAAGCCCGGTCAAATACTCGCTGAATGATGCCAAGCCGGTAAAGTTCTTTGTCTGTCATAGTCACCAACAT